AAATAAAGATAATACATTAAATGCGATGTATTATGAAGCAAGTAATATGCTATGTGAAGAAGTTGCAAAATTAATCAATGAAGGTAATATTATAGGTTGGTTTCAAGGTAGAACTGAATTTGGTGCGAGAGCATTGGGTAATCGTTCTATTTTAGCAAACCCACATTTATCTGATGTTAGAGATAGAATCAATAAGGTTGTCAAAAAGAGAGAGATGTTTAGACCATTCGCTCCATCGGTAACAATTGAAGATTACGAAAAATACTTTATATCAGAATCAGAAGTTCCCTATATGAATCAAGTGGTTAAAGTTACTGATTATAAATCAATACCATCCGTAACACACATAGATGGTTCGGCTAGAATTCAAACTGTAAGACAGGAATCAAACCCACTATATTATAATCTATTAAAGGAATTTGAAAAGATAAGTGGTACTCCTATATTATTAAATACTTCTTTTAACCTAAGAGGACATACTATGACAAATGACCCACAAAAAGCAATTTGGACATTTCTTAATTGTGATATGGATTATTTGGTATTGGGTAATTATTTAATAAGTAAATAATTATTAGTATATAAACAAACAATATGAGCGCAGAATTTAAATTATTTGATGGTAAAAACTTATCATCATTATTCAAAGATATATACGATAATCAACAAAGTAAGAAGAAAAACATTTCAGAGATGATTGAATCGCTTCGTAAGTTGATTAAGAATGTAGGAGAAGCAACTGTACTTGCTCCAATCATTAGAGATTTAATAGATACATCAGTTAAAAACGATGACCATTTAATTAAACTTGCAACAATCGCACAAAGATTAGCATCTGCGGAAGCTAAGGGTATTGGTGAAGATGGTTGGTTAAGTGAGCATGAAAAGACACAATTACTTACTGAATTAGAAGATACAGTTAATGAAATCGATAAAAAGAATGAAGAAAAATTAGTTGATATTCAAATAGAATTGGATGAAATTAAATCTAAAATTTAATGAGCGAAATAAAATCATATTTAGTAACAGTAGATAAAGTATTTCCAACAGATGCTGAATTTAATAAAAATGAAACCGGCGAAGATGCTGATTTTGTATCTGTTTATAATAAAAATAAAGATTTTTCGGATAAAGATGCTAGAATGTATGGTGCTATAACCTTCATATATCCCGATATGACTACCGAATATTATGCTTATCCATTTGATAAGAATAATTTTACAATGCCAATTAAAGGAGAAACTGTAGTACTATTAGAAATAGATAAATCTAATATATTTTGGTTACCATATTCAGTAACACCATATTCTAATTATAGAAGGGATTATGTTACATATACGCAATTAAGTCCTACGGATAACACCAAACCACAATCTTCAAGCGAAGGAGGTAAGAATCTTAGAGAAACTAAAGATTCGGGAGGAGCAACAAATGCAACTAATACAGACAATAGTAAATCTGATTACAAAGTAAATGAAAAAATTAAATTCTTAAAACCAAAGCAAGGTGATACTATCATAAGTGGCAGAGTTGGTAATACTATTCGTTTTAGTGAATTTCATTTAACAGAAGATGGCAAAACTTCATCTCCTGGTATATTCATTCGTAATAAACAAAACCCAGAATTAGATTCTAAAAAAATTGGTGAGTTAATAGAAGAAGATATTAATAAAGATGGTACATCGATTTATATAACTTCAAATAAGATTAAAGTTCCATTTAACGAAGAAGTTAAAAAAGAAAAAAAAGGATTTAAAGATTATCCAAATTCTAAAGATTTAAGTGGAGACCAACTATTTGTAAATTCGGATAGAATAATACTATCTGCAAAAGCTAAAGAATTTATTATATTTGGTAAGGGTAATACTGGCGTAATAACCGATGGACAATATTCGGTAGATGCTGAAAAGGATATTTATTTACATACTAATAAGAATGTAACAATACATTCCGCCGGCTCAAATCAAATCTTTTTAAATTCGGAAAATGGTAAAATATATTTAGGAAAAAATAAAGGAGAAGGTGCGGCTGGTGCAGCTGTACAAAAGATGGTATTAGGTGGTGAGTTAGTTAAATTAATGGGAGAACTTATAGATGAAATAACAAAGCAAATATATGCAACTCCCGTTGGACCAACTTCACCGGGTCCCACCAATGTAGCGGCTTTTAAAGCTATAAAAGGAAAACTAAATACAATGTTATCCGCTAAAAACTATTTAAGTAAATCATAATGTCTTGGACACTATTCAGAATAAACGTTTTAAAATCTATGGTATCCTTCCAATTTTCAAAGGATATGGATTCATTTGCTGATTTCTACGCAACTGAATATGATAGATGTATAAAACGAGGCGGTGATATGATATATGGTGTTCCTGTTATGAATGGTAACGTTACCGGAATGGCTGATGTTATCAAACGGGCACTTAAAAAAGGACAAGATTCGGATGGTGAGAATTTTAACATATTAAAAGAAATATATCCTTCTGCATTTGATGCGTATTGGATGGGAGCAGAAATGGCTCCAATTCCAAACCCATTATTAAAACCAGGAGGATGGCCTTCAACGCCACCTGCTCCCGGCGCAATTATGAATATTGGACCTAATCCAATAATGTTAATCGCATCTGCTGCTAAAAATAAAGCTGAAGTAGAAGCTCTTAAAGCATTAGAGGATGCATTAAAATCGGCAACAATTAATATACCACCATTTGGTGAATTAAATGTTTACGAAACTATTCAAAAAATATTAAAAAAAGAACCAATTGATACAAATATAGCAAACCACCCCGCTATAAAAGCTGGTAAAGCTTTATTTCAAAAATCAAAAACAGCTAAGAAGAAAAAACCATCAATTGGTTCTCAATTAAAGAAAGCAATCAAATTTCCATTTCCAGAATTTCCAAAGAAAAAAGAAATTATAGAAAAAGCTAAAAATAAATTATTAGAAGTAGCCGTTGAAGAAATAAAAAAACAATTAATGGCTGCCATTGAAGAAGCAATACTTGCACCAATTCAATCGGCTATACAAACGGCGGTAGCATTATCAAATAGTATTCCATCACCAAAACCAACCCCTGCTCAAATTAAAAAATATATAAAGGATACTATTAATGGATTGGTGCCGGATATATCACTACCTGGTATTAGTATTCCAAAAATACCAACAAAGGAAGAATTGAAGAAAATGATAGATGATGCTATCCCAACTAAAGAAGAATTACTTGCAATGGCTTATGATTTGATTAAAGATAAAATACCTAATATTCCAAATATATTTTTTATACCCCCAACGATAAAGTTTTCATTTCAGAGCAATATAATGATTAATCCATTTATTAACGTGGCTAAGACTCATTTAATGGGTGTTAGTGGTATAATGTCAGTTATGGCACAATACCCACCACCAGCTCCGCCAGCTCCAGCTATACTAAATTGGACTGGGTATAAAATCATAGGATAATACAATTGTATTAAATTTATTCTTTCAATATTTATTATAAACATACACAAATTACTATGGATTCAAAATTATTAGTAGGTTTAATTAAGGAGGTTGTTAAAAACGAAGTAAAACAACAAGTTAAAGAAGAATTAGCTAAGTTAATTAAATCTGGTGCGGTTACATTAAACTCACAAAGAAAAACTACATCTCCTACACTAAGAGAGGTTTCGGAAAGTACAACTCCGAATGTTAAAAGACAACAACCAATTGTACAACAACAAAGACCTCAAATCAAAAAGGAATTTACAAAAGACCCAATGATAAATGAGATTCTTAATATGACACAACCATTCACATCGGAGCAACGTAAGGAAGGCGCACAATCGGTTGGAAGTGTATTGGATATGATTAAGCCTGAATTAAGGGTTGATGAAAGTGAGTGGGAAACTATGGATTTTAGAGATATAGATATACCACAAAATACTCCTCAATTTGAATCAACGGGCGATGGGTTACAAGATGCTACTATAAAGGCATTAACGAGAGATTATTCAGAATTAGTAAAGAGATTTAAATAATGGCAATAGAGCTAGGTAAAGTAAATGTAACCGATTTAGTTGATAACAATTATAAGGTATTGGGAATTGGAATAAATAGAAGTTCTGATTCAAATGGTATCTTTGCGGTAAATTATACTACTCTATCTCAAGCTAAAGATAACTTAATCAATTTAATATTAACCAAAAAGGGAGAACGATTGATGCAACCCAATTATGGTTGTGATGTATGGAGAGCATTATTTGAACCATTGGATGGTGATACAATAGAAACATATATAGAAAACTCAATTGTTGAAGCAGTATCTATTTGGTTATCATATCTAAACATAGATACTATTGTATTTGATTATAACGAAAACGATATAGATAATAATAGAATAATTTTGGATATTAAATTTTCATTAATCTCAAATCCAAATCTTTCAGAATCAGTACAAATAACTGTAAATAATTAATAATGGCAATAAATCCTATTAAAAAAACTTTTGGAAATAAAAGAACTTTAAATTATTTAGGGAAGGATTTCGATTCTTTCAAAAAAAATCTTATTGATTATACCAAAACGTATTTTCCAAACGTATATTCGGATTTTAATGAAGCATCTCCGGGTATGATATTCATCGAACAGGCTGCGGCTTTGGGAGATGTGCTTGCGTTCTATCAAGATACTCAATTAAAAGAATCAATGTTGGCACATGCTACCGAACGTAAAAACGTTTTAGCATTAGCACAATCTATGGGATATAAACCAAAAATTTCATCTCCTGCAATTACAACCATAACATTATATCAATTAGTTCCTGCGAAGGGAGCACCTAACTATGAGCCAGATTCAACATATTATCTTAAAATAAAAGATGGAATGGAAATCGAATCATCTACGAATAGTTCTATAACATTTATAACAACTGATGGAGTTGATTTTGCAAATGAAACGGATAGAGAAATTGATGTATATGAAAGGGATGCAAATGGTGTACCATTACAATATTTAATTAGTAAAAAAGCAAAAGCAATATCTGCAAGAGAAGTAGAAACTACTATTTCATTTGGTGCATATGAGGAATATCCTATTGCAAATTTAGATGATACAAATATTATACAAATAACAAATGTAACATCTACTAATGGTACAAAGTGGTATGAAGTTCCATATTTAGGGCAAGAAAGCGTATTCGTAGAACAACCCAATACTGAAGCAAATGGCGGGGATTTAAATAATTCAGGCTTAGTTCCATATATTTTAGAAGTAAAAAAAGTACCATATAGGTTTTCTACAAAAGTTAATTCGGATAATACTATTTCATTACAATTTGGAAGTGGTGATACTAGATTAAATGATGAACAAATATTACCAAACACAAAAAATGTAGGATTGGGATTAGCAAATTCTATAAACAGACTAAACCAAGGAATTGACCCATCTAATTTTTTAAAAACAAATACATTCGGTATAGTTCCAACTAATACAAGTTTAATTGTAAAATATTTAGTTGGTGGCGGAATCGCATCTAATGTAAATCAAGGTGATTTAGTTTCAATTCGTAAAATTGAATTCGAAGAAGATTTATTATCATTTAGTACCGATGAGGCACTTAATCTTTATAGTACTATAAAAGGAACAGTTGCAGTTGAAAATTTAGAAGCTGCAGTTGGAGGAAGAGGCGCAGAATCAATAGAAGAAATTAGACAAAACGCATTAGCAATGTTTGGTTCTCAAAATAGAGCAGTAACTAAACAAGATTATATGGTAAGAGCATTATCAATGTCTGAAAGATATGGTAGTGTTGCGAAAGTGTATGTTTCGCCTGATGGGGAAGTAGATAATAACTCACCATCATCTATATTAGCATCGCCAAATAATATAGCAGAATTTGTAGGAGTAGTTGAAGGATTACAAGGTAAAACTAAAAGTGAAATACAAACCGAATTAGTAAAATACTTAACACAAAAGAAAACATCAATAGCTGAAGTTAATAATCCATTTGCAATCAATATGTATGTATTGGGATACGATGTTAATAAAAAATTAACACAATTAAATCAGGCTATTAAACAAAACCTTAAAACCTATTTAGGAGAATACCGAATGATGACTGATGCAGTTAATCTCATTGATGGATTCATTGTAAATATAGGATTAGATTTTGAAGTTATATGTTATTCTAATTATAATAAAAGAGAAGTAGTTACTAATTGTTTATCGCAAATACAAGAGTATTTTAATATAGATAATTGGACATTTAATAAACCAATAAATATTTCTGAAATTGAATTAATATTGGCAAACGTAGATGGAGTAATGAGTGTACCATCTGTCAAAATACATAATTTATGTGGCGATGCTGGAAACTATTCTCCAAATAAATATAATATAGAACAAGCGACCCAAGGAAAGATTGTCTACCCTTCCTTAGACCCTTGTATCTTTGAAGTAAAATATCCTAACAAAGACATAAAAGGAAGAGCTTTATAATATGCATAAATTATTCACATCATCATACGATGCCAGCATCTACCTACAACAACCCGAACAAAACGCAGGTAGAGATGAGATATTAGAGGTTGGTAAACTATATTACGGGTCTACAAAAGATATAGCTAGAACAATAATTAAATTCGATGTAGCTAATATGGGAATACCATCCGGCTCTATTGTTTATTTAAATTTAAAATCATCTCAAGCAGAAGAAATTCCATTGGAGTATGTAATTCATGCTAATGCAGTTTCTCAAAGTTGGACAATGGGAACTGGCACTAAATTTGATAATATAACATCAGATGGGGTTAGTTGGTACTATAAAAACGGAACTGATAAATGGATGGATTATGTAGCAATACCAAATTCATATGTAAGTGGGTCTGATACGGGTTCGATTTCAAATGGTGGTGGTGGTACTTGGTACACCGCATCTATGGCATCGCAATCTTATAATTATGAAGAAGCCGATATCAGAATGAATGTAACGGGTATAGTTAACCAATGGTTAAGTGGGTCTATACCAAACAATGGATTTATTGTACATCATACATTAGAAAATGAAACAAACGGATTAGATTATGGTGTACTGAAATTCTTTTCAAAAGAAACTAATACCATATATGAACCAAAATTAGAATTAGTTTGGAACGATTTTTCTCGTAATACAGGAAGTTTAGCACCAACAACAGGTTCTGCCGAAGATGGATATAAAGTTGTACTTACAAACTTAAAGAATAAATATCCGGCAAACGAAACTATTAAAATTAGAATAAACGCTAGAGATGCGTATCCATTAAAATCGTTTGGAACAACATTTGCATATGACCAATCGAAATATTTGCCGATAACATCATACTATCAATTGGAAGATTATAAAACGGGTGAAGTAATATATCCATTTGGTGAATATACAAAAATAAGTTGTGATTCAACATCAAATTATTTTAATGTTAGTTTAAACACATTACCAATTAATAGAACTTATAAATTAAAAATTAAAATTATCGAAGATAGTATTTCAACTATCATAGATGATAAATTAATTTTTGAAATAGAATAAAATGACAGCATTAGAAGCAATTGCACAAAAATTAGATGAAAAAAGAAAATCAGATTTAGAATCAATATTATCTATATCTGGCTCTCAAGCTATTGCGAAAAATCAATATGGTGTTACGGTAGTTAATGAAAATAATATTGCATCATCTTTAGTATTTAAAGAATTGGTTAAGCCAAAATACGATGAAATTGAATTATTAAAAGCCATTGATGTAAATGTTAGAGAACTTAGACCTGATATACCTATTCCAAATTTAAATTTAGTTCCAAAGCCATTATATGACGAGGAAGTACTTCAAAATGAAGATTTAAGAAAGCAAGTAGCTGATTTAAACGTAGAAGTATCTAATTTAAACTCAACCATATCAGATTTAGAATCACAAGTACAATCTGAAATAAATAATAGATTAGCAATTGAGCAAACGAATGACGCATTAGTTAATCAACTAAATACATTAGTTCAAACTATTGATGATTTTGCTTTACAAATACAAAATTCATTACAAAAATCAGTAGAGGAAGGTATTCTTAGAGCATCGTTACAATCCCAAAATACCGGGTTTAAAGCACAAATACAGGCATTAATTAAACAAATTGATTCATTGAACTCAATTATAGAAGGTTTACAATCTCAATTAGGAGCAGTTCAAAATCAACAAGCGATTGTACAAGGTACACAAGCCCAAGCCCAAGCAGCTGGAGCAGATGTTGTTAATGATGTAGCAATTGTTAAAATATCTCCCGATGAAGATTCAAACAAACCAAAAATATTTGCTAGATTTAGTGCTACGGGCGCCAATCAATGGAAAAATGGTAAATCATTATCAATTACTAACAATGATAAACAACCAATAACCGTAACATTGACTCCCAAAAATCCACAAAATAGAGAATTTTATAAAATACCACAAAAGAGTTTTACAGTTGCAGCCGGAGAAAATAAAGATATGGAATTTACTCTAAACTTTGATGCGGTTGGTGATTTGGATTCTCGTAAAAAGGGAGGATGGTTTAACGGAAAAAGCCACTCTAAAGATTATTTAGATGGTTCGTTAAAAGTAGTAATAACTCGTTCAGATGGAACTTCTAAAGATAAAACATACGAAGCCGGTTTTGGTAAATATCACCCAGATTCATATTAATAAATTATGAGTATTAAAAAATATACAAATATAGATAATATAAATAATAATTCAGAAAATGCAGGACAATTTTTGCAAACTGAAGATTTATTTATTGTAACTCAAAATCAAATAGAAGATACTGATTTTGGCGATTGTAGATATGATGTAATGGAAGTATCGGTTTATGATATTAATAATAACTTATTACCCCAAAAGAGTGGTAATAATGTTGCTTATATTAAAACAGGCGATATTAAAAACTATATGTATAGCCTTACAAATAAAGGTGGGCAAAAAGAATTAGCAATTGATATTGAAAAATTACTAAATGATTTAGGATTTACAAATGGAATTCTAAAAGTTAATGTTAATTTTGTTAGAAACAAAGTGGGTAGTGATAATGAATTAACAAAAGTATGGGTACACGAAATATCACCATCAAGAACAGAAATTAGAATACTACCATTAAAAACAAAAAATAGTAACGTTAATACTATAACCAATAAAGAATTTACAAATATAAATAATTTAAGTAAAGATTTTAAATATTATAAAAAAAATATATTAGATTCATTGGATTCATTTGAATCAAATTATTTAGAATCAATAACATC